GTCATAGGACAGGTGATAACGCTGATTAACGGCGCGACGGGGTATGAATTGCGCTCGTCGGATCCCGAAACGATAGGCATTAACGGTGGCACGGCGGAGAACGCTGAATCGGCAGTCGCGGCAAATATCGTAGTGGTTGTGCGGTGCGTGTCCGAAACCAATTGGATAGGACAGACGTTCTCGGCGGCCGGCGTTGTAGGAGTGCTGCAAGTAGCGGCGGCGTAAGTGAAACGGGGGAATCTATATTCCCCCGTATTTTGTATAATTGAGGTAAAAATATGGAACATAACGGATTTTATTCATATTTGGCGGCGACGGCGACGGCTGCTGAATACTACACGACAACGGCGGCGAATGAGGTTATCGCGTTCGCGGTGGGGAGTAAACCGATAGCGTTAAACGCTATGCTAATCGAAAACTGCGGCGACGCGACAATGTATGTCGAACTGAACGCGTCGGGATATGCGTTGTGCATACCCGCAGGTGAGGCACGGGAGATATCGGCGATAACGGTAAGCAAAATTAAAGTGATAGGAAACGCGGGGCAGAAATTAAGATACAGCGGAATGGTGGTGTAGATATGCCGATTAAAAAAAGTCCTGTATCAAATTCCGATTTGATTCAAGGGGTATACGAATCCGCCTTTTCCATGAAAAATGAATTTGTCGGTGGCACAACGTCAACGCTTGTTCGCAATCGCGGTATGACAGCGAACGCGGGTGTAGGCGCGACGCCCGTAACGAACGATTATGATACCGCGCCGATTTATTCGGAAATGCAAGACGTGACGGACAGTTACGGGAACGTGTTCGTCCGCATACCGCGGTTTTACATAAAGAAGACACCCACCGCAACGGGCATGATTCGGCAGATTTCAAAGCGTCCGATGGCGGGAGGATATTTGCCGTGGTGCTTCTGGGATTTTACCAATAATATTGAATTGCCGTATGTGGATATAGGCAAATACAACGCGTCGCTTTCGGCAGACGGGACAAAACTTGAATCCAAGCCAAATACATATCCCCTTGTAATCAGGCACATCGTTGATTTTCGCGCGTTAGCAATGGCAAACGGAAAAGGTTATCAGCAGTTAGATATACACATGATTGACGTTTTGACAACGTTATTTTATATCGAATTTGGCACAGTAAATTCGGACGAAATCGCGCGAGGTTGGACGGCGGGCAATTATTCAACTGGCGACGTTGCAACTGTAGCAGAAACAGGCGCAAACAGGATTATCGTTGCTAACGCGACGGCGGATAAGTATGCTGTAGGCGAACCTATAACTATCGGAACGGCGCAAGGGAGCGGGAACATTGCAGCTGACAGGGAGATAACCGCGATAGAGGATTATGACGGTGATAATAAAGCCATTGTCTTTGACGGCACGGCGGCGGATATAGCCGTTGGTAACGTACTTCATAACAGCGGATGGAAAAGCGGTTTTTCATCTACAATTGCTGCGAGCAGCGGAAGTCATAACAACCTCACAAACGGTAAAAATCCGTTTGTTTACAGAGGCATTGAAAACCCATGGGGTTCGATATGGCAATTCGTTGACGGAATAAACATCAGCGATAATCAGTCATGGGTATGCAAAGATGCGACAAAATACGCCAGCAATGTTTTTGCGTCACCTTATGAAAAACTAAGTTACGTTAATGCCGATGCCAATAACTACCTTGTAAAAATGGGATTCGATGAAAATTACCCGTTTGCGGAAATTCCCGTTGAGGTCGGAGCAATTAGCGAGTCCGCCTATAAAGATTACTACTACCAAGCCGCAGGCGAGCGAATTGCTCGGTTTGGGGGTGGCTGGGCTGCTGGCGCGCTTGCGGGGCTTTCGTCCTGGCGCCTGTCTTCCGCGACGTCGTCTTCGCTCTTGACCCTCGGCGGGCGGGCTTGTTACAAACCTCTTTAGGGGGTTCGGGGGATTCCTCCCCCGAGGTCTTGAACGGTAAAAAATCATTCGCACGGGATTTAGGGTGCGCGCTTGCTCAGTTTGGAGGTAACTGGAATAATGGCACGAATGCAGGGATTTCGAACTGGAACCTGAATAACACGTCGTCGAATTCGAACTTGAACATCGGCAGGCAGGACTCTTATTAGTACACATGCTTCTTTTAGCATCCTATCTTCCGCACCCCTTGGTGAAAATTCAGCCGTAAAGAGCATGGTTTAGTAGCAATGTCGAAACACCATGAGGCTAATAAGAAAGGCAAACTTGAAACGCACAGGATTTATATTTGACAAAATATGTGATATAGATAATATCAAAACAGCAATACACAAAGCATCCGAGGGTAAACGTGACCACAAATATGTAAAGCGCGTCTTGGATGATGTAGAATATTATGCAACTTCCGTCAGGCAACTATTATTAAACACCAACTATAAGCCGTCACCGTACAGCATCAAGCGGATATATGACGGTTCAAGCAATAAAGAACGCGTTATATATAAGCCGAACTTTTACCCCGACCAAATCATTCATTGGGCGTTAATGTTGCAAATACAACCAATCGTCATGAAGGGCATGTACGAGTACAACTGCGGGAGCGTTCCCGGCAGAGGCTCGGGCTACGGGCAAAAAGCGTTAAGACATTGGCTTGATACCGATAAAAAGAATACAAAGTATTGTTTGAAAATGGATATATCAAAGTTTTACCCGTCCATAGACAACGATACATTGAAGCGGATGTTCCGCAAGAAGATTAAAGACAGAGATTGCTTATGGCTTATAGACACAATCATAGACAGCGCACAGGGTTTACCGATAGGTAACTATACAAGCCAATGGTTCTCAAACTTTTTCCTCGAGGGACTTGACCATTATATTAAAGAATCGCTTGGCGCGTTTTACTACATCCGATATGTTGATGATTTGGTTATCCTTGGTTCAAACAAACGCAAACTACACGCAATGCGAAAATCTATAAGCGAATATTTAAACAGCATTAAACTATCACTTAAAGGCAACTGGCAGGTGTTTCGCATAGACAAACGCGATATTGATTTTCTCGGCATGAGATTTTATCGCAACAAGACCATACTTCGCAAAAGAAACAGCTTGCGCATGCGACGACGCATGAAAAAGATTAAGCGTAAGGGCAGATTGTGTTATCGGGACGCTTGCGCGATTGTATCTTATTGGGGATGGTTGAAACATACAAACAGTTATAAGTTTTATCACGACGTTATAAAACAAACGGCAACTCTAAAGAAAGCGAAAGGAGTTATAAGCAAATATGCAAGAAAAAGAAATAAAATATGCACCGCTGCCTGAATTCGACCAGTTAAAACAAGGGGTCAGGCAACTGCCGCCCGTTGACAAAGGCGATTACATTTTTATCGGCGCGGAAGTGTACGATTTGCCGCCGCAGGAAGAATCGCCCGAACCGCCTCCTGCTCCCGCGGAAGAACCCATACCGCCCGAGCCGACGCTTGACGAGCGCGTCACGGCGGTCGAGGAAAAAACCGATGAAATCGTCACTATTGTGGAGGCGTTGATATGAATAAAAAGCTGGAAAAATTAGCGGAAAAACTTGAAGCGGAACAGGCGCGGAAAGAAAAAGTTAAGCAGGAATACAAGGAAAAAGAAAAGGTTAAAAAGCTCACCACCGACGAACGGTTGACACGAATAGAGCGGCTGTTGAAAATCGACGAGTGAATCAAACACTTTTTAAAACAGGAGGTGAAGCATGACACTATCCGAATTAATCGCCTATGCCGACGCGGTTAAACCCAACGCCTTCGACGCGGCGACGAAAACCATATGGGTTAACGAAGTCGAGGGAATGGTGCAGACAGACGTTATGCTGCTGGCGTCGGAGGACGTCATAGCTTACACGGCGGCTGACACCGATACGGAACTGCTGGCAGCGCCGCCGCATGACAAACTGTACAGGTCGTATCTGTGCGCCATGATAGACTTCAACCACGGAGAATACGACAGGTATAATAACAGTATGACGCTGTTTAACACGCAGTATAGCGAATACATGGAGTGGTATACGAGGGTGATACATGGACGTTAAAAGCAAAGCGACAGTCACCGTATCGGCGCGAATTATACGCGCTGACGGCACAATCGAAGATAAAGGAATAATATCAAGGGGGGATATAAATGGCAGACGTAGCAAAGGTTTTAGACGGCGGAATGGGAATTATAACAAACCGAATCGCGGGGGCGGGGACAGAACCTAAATACGTCGCGTGGGGAACCGGCACAACGGCGGCGGCGAACACCGATACAGGCTTAGAAACAGCCGCGGCGGAAGCAAGAACAACGGGCGTATCGTCACGAACGCAGACGAACGTTGCGAACGATACATATCAGGTTATAGGTAAAATCACCTGTGCCACAGCGGGGAAAAGCATTACCGAAGTTGCCCTG